TATTACGACCGGCGCGGACGCTACGGCAAGTACGTCCGCGCCTGGCGACGCCGCATGTCACGCATGGCCGACCGCCCATTCCACCTAGGGCTACTCACAACGAACGAGCGCGCGTACCTAGTCGGCCGGCACGGGCAGACCAGCGAGGAATGGGCACGCACGTGGGCCGCCCACATGATGGCCGGACACTGCGACCACCAGCCCACATGCGCCGACTACCTGCACGGCTTCGGCAGACACCCGCACGTGCAGACTGCCGAGACTCGAACGTCCGTGCGAACATAGGTGCATGCCCGCCAAGTTCTGCCTCGACTGCGGAGAACTCACCCGCGACGGATCACGCTGCACTGACTGCCAGCAAGAACGCACCGCGCGCATCAACGCCCGGCCCAAGGGCAACACCACACAGCGCGGGCTCGGCGCCGCACACAGGGCCAGGGCCAAGGCAGTACTCGAAGCGGCGCAGGTGTGCGCCATCTGCGGGCAACCGCCCAGCAAGGCGGACCCACTAACTGCGGACCACACCATCCCGCGTAGCCAGGGCGGCGGCGACTCACCGCTACGCGCGGCGCACCGATCATGCAACAGCCGGGCCGGGGGCCAGCTATCAAGATCACAGAGGTAGTGATCATGGGGATGGTGATCAAGGCCCTGACCTGCGGTGATCTTTTTAGTAGGGAACAGCAGCGTGACCCCTCGCTTTTCCCCCCATTTTTCGCTGGTACCACGACGTTCTGTTTTTTCAGCGATCAAGGAACGGAGAACCGATCATGACCGACGAATCCGCCGACTGCCGGACGGTCGCGACACAGGCCGAGCTGGACGCCGCGCTGGCCGAGCGCGAGACCACCCCGGCCGTCTGCATCCACGTCCACGGCGACGCCGAGGCCTCGGTGCTGGAGTGGGAGCGCGCGAACCGGCCCGAACCGAAGCCGGCGGGCAACTGGTGACCGACGACCGACCGCCTTGTGACCACCAGGTCGACGTGGACGACAGCACCTGGTTCGAGTGCGAGCTGCCCATGCATCATCCGGGCCCGCACAAGTACACGTTCACCTGGGAGAACGAGCCGTACGGCCCGCAGTTGCCGGTGACCCGCCACGCGCCTATCTGGGTCCCCGAAGCCTGGGCCGAGTCCGTCATGGCGTCTTGGCGCGCCAGCCTGCTGCGGCACCCGGTGCGCTGATGCCGCGCACAAAGAAGCCCGCGGGCGCCGCCGTCGACCCGCGCAACGGTCGCCGCGTCGAGCTGGCGGCGTCCGGCGCGGCCGGACCGCCGGCCATCAACCGCAAGGCGCTGCTGACGCGGTCGCGGGAGATGTGGGACTCGTACTGGGCCGACGGCGCCGCGGTGACGCAGACCGCCGCCGACGAGATGTTCGCGCGGATATGGATCGAAGGCTACGACGACTACCTGCGGAAGAAGGCCGAGGCCGACAAGCAGCCGCTGGTGAAAGGCTCGATGGGCCAGCAGGTGGCGAATCCGCTGTACGCGGTCGCCGAGTCGTCGCTGAAGAACGCGATGACCGCCGCGCGGCAGCTCGGCATCGGCGCGAAGAACCGCGCGGACCTCGGAATCACGCTGCTGGCCGAGAAGCAAGCCCTCGACGATGTGAACGCGCGGTACATACAGCCGGAGAACGCCGGTGACGACAGCGACGACGACCCGCGCTGAACTGGCCCTTCCGCCAGGACCAGACACCTGTACGCACTGCGGGTGGCAGCCTGAAAACGGCCGAAAGTGGCCGTCATTCGGCGGAATCGCGGTCAGATGGATCCAAGACAACCTGATCCTCGCTGAAGGCGACTCCTTCGGCGAGCCGGTTGTGCTGCGCCACGACCAAAAGGTCTTCCTGTGGCGCTGGTACGAGTACTGCCCCTCTTGCGACTGGTGGCACTACAACCGTGCCCTGCGCGGCGAGGCCCGCGGCGGCGGCAAGACCTCGTTCATCGCGATGATCGCGGTGCTGGAGTTCGCCGGACCCCCGCAGGTGTGTCCGTACTCGCCGAACGTCATCGTCGCCGCCGCCTCATGGGACCAGGCCGACATTCTCTACGGCGCCGCCGCGGTGATGATGGGCGGCCGAGACCAAGAGGTTGAACAGGCCCCGCTGCGCGGGTTTTTCGAGGTCTACGACGCCGAGACCAAGCACGTCGACCACCGGCCCGGCCGGCTCTTCCGCACAGCAACCGTGGCCGGCACCAACCAGGGCGGCAACCCCACGCTGGCGCTCTTCGACGAGCCCCACGAGTACGGCGACATCGGCGACCCGAAGGCCCGCTTCCACCGCGTCGTGGCCATGGGCACATCGAAGCGCACGCTCACCTACCGGATCCCGAAGCCAGGCGGCGGCTACCGCAAAGTGCGCCGCGGCAAGGGCCGCTACATCGACCTGTCCACGGCCGGGTTCGACCTCGACCACTCGATGCTCGGCCGGATGTACAAGCAAGGCAAGCGCGAGGAGGCCCAGGGCAAACCGACCCGGTTCCTGATGGACTGGCGCGAGGCGCCCGACGGCCTGGACTATGACGACCCGCGCGACCGCGAGATCGCGGTCCGGGCCGCTTCCGGGGCCGCGGACGTGATCTGGTCAGTCGCCGCTCGCGTAGCCGAGTGGGACGACGACGACATGCCCCGCGAGGACTGGATCCGCTACTACGCGAACCGCTGGGTCGACGTCGCCGAAGACTCGTGGCTCAAGGAGCATCCCGCAGCATGGGCCGCATGCCAGGGCACCTGGGAACTCGTCGGCGACGAACCGACCGTGCTCGCCGTCGACATGGCGCTGCGCCGCGACAGCGTCGCCGTGGTCGAGGTGGCGAAGCTGGCCGACGGCCGGTACGCCGTCACCGCGAAGATCTGGTACCCGGCCAACAAGCAGATCCCGCACCTCGAGGTTTTCAAGTACATCGCCGAGCGCGCGCTTGAGCTCGGCCTTCGCTTCCGCGGCGTCTCGTATGACCCACGGTATTTTCAGCTGCCCGCCGAGCAACTGGAGAACGAACACGATCTTGAGGTCATTCAGTTCGATCAGACGCCGGAGCGTATGGCGCCGGCGTGCGGTGAGACATTCGACCAGATCAGGGCCGCGGGGATTGTCCACAACGGCGATACCGAGCTGGCTCGCCAGGTCAAGGCGGCGGTGAAAGCGCAGCAGGAACGTGGTTTCACGCTGAAGAAATCGAAGTCAAAGATCCACATCGATGCCTGTGTGGCTATGTGCATCGGCGTGTGGACGCTGGCCCAGCTGCTCCACGACCCGGAGCCGAACCCTTTGGATCAGATATGGTGATGACCAAGATTCGCACGTGTGTTCTAGGTCTGGCGACCGCTGGCGGCTACGCTGTTGGTGTAGCGCGTCGCCTCGCGCGGTTCCTGCCTGAGCTGGCGGGACTCGGAATCGTCTCGTGGGGTGTCGGCATGATCTATTCTCCCGCCGGGGTCATCACTGCCGGCGTCTCGCTCTTCCTGGTCGGCCAGCAGATTCCCCGGCACTCCGCCGACGATTCGGCGCAGCGCTGATGGCACTGTTCGAGGCCAAGGCCCGGCCGGCCGCCGGCCGCGAACGCCGGGCGCTTCAGTTCCTTGAGCTGCCGCTGATCGGCGCGCACATCCAGGCGCAGCAGGACGTTGCCGGCGGCAGCGTCGACTCCGCGCTGCGCGACGCCGCCGTGTGGAAGTGCGTCGACCTCATCGCCTCCATGGTCTCGATCATGGATCCGGACGGCTACCGCGGCCCGGAGATCGGCGTCGGGGCCGCCGCGCGCCTGACCGCGCCGCCTCAGATCCTGGACCAGCCCGCCGCCGAGTCCGACGTCATGGACTGGATGTACCAGGTACAGATCAGTTCCCTGCTCCGAGGAAACGCGTACGGGGAGATCGTGAGCCGGGGCGCGTTCGGCCGGCCAACACAGATCGAGCTGCAGCACCCAGATCAGGTGAAGGTCCGCACCAACAGCAAGGGCGTCATCGAGTGGCGGTTCGGCGCCCGCGAGATGGATCCGCGCGACGTCTGGCACGCCCCGTCCTACCGGATGCCGGGCAAGCCCGTCGGCATGTCGCCGATCGGCTACCAGCAGGAGACCCTGCGCGGGAAGCGCGCCGCGCAGCAGTTCGGCAACCAGTGGTTCGACGGCGGCGGCCACCCAACCGGCGTCATCACCAACGACACGCAGAAGCTGGTCGAGCAGGGCGACGCCGACACGATCAAGAAGCGTTTCATGTCGGCGATGTACGGCAAGCGCGAGCCGGTGGTGATGGGCGGCGGCTGGCAGTACAAGCAGATCCAGATCGCGCCCGAGGAGTCGCAGTTCCTGGAGACGATGAAGTGGGGCGGCTCCCAGATCTGCGGCATCTACCGCGTGCCGCCGGAGCTCGTGGCCGAGGCCTCCGAGGGCACCTCCATCACCTACGCGAACGTGGAGTCCCGCGGCATCGACTTCCTGACGTTCACGATGATGCGCTGGATCCGCCGCATCAT